TCTATTTAGCCTTTCAATTTCTATTTTGTTGTCATGTATTACAGTACCTAGCTTATAAAAATCATTTTCATAAAGAAAAACTTGTAAACTACCTACGGCTGTTGGTGTTGGTATTATTGATATAGAGCCACCACCTGTTGCAATTACGTATTGGACGTTTGGTGTTAACTCCACACCATCTAAAAAAACTTTTGTAATACCTGCAGCAACCTGAGCTGCTTGTAGTACTTGGAAGTTATATACTTGTTGCCCTATTGCTGTGGTAATTGTTTCTTGTCCTATTAAAGAGGCTGGATTTGGTAAGTTAAAATATTCGCTACCAACAGGGCCAGTGTAACTGCAGGTAGTAGGTGTGGTTTTAAATATAGCTAACTTTTCTTCAAGATTTTTTACTCTATTAGAATACTCGCTATCATTTTCCGGAACACGTAGCTGTTGGTTCAAATCTTCAAAATATTCATTGAACATCTCAAATTGAACTTGATTGCCTATTCTGTTATATTCATCAGGAGTCAAATATCCTCGACTCTCTTTATTCATTATTAACAAAACAGTTCTATATACTGTATCTACACTTACTGCCATTTATTTCTTTTTTAAGAAGAAAAATTAGTAAAAATTAATCTAGACTTAGATCTTTCTAGTTTATCTATTTTTTCTATTAGTAATCTTTGTAAAACCCCAGGGCTTGTATTTGCTCTGTTCGCTAGTATTGCATAAACCATACAAGCATATAAAGCTTCTTCTGCTAGTTTTGGAATTGCAGCGCTTTCGTCAGTTGTAAGCGCGTTTGATAAATATGTTAAATTAGCATTACCCGCATCACCATATGTAATAGTTTTATTAGTATAGTTTATATAGTATTCACCAGTGGCTGGTGGTGAAGTAGAACTTAAAACAAGTGGGTTAGTTGCTGATCCGTCGTTTGTAGCTGATATTATAGCAACAAAATCAGTTGGTAAATCAACAGGTGTCAAAGCTACAACCACTGTTGGGCCTTGTATAAATTGACTTTTTAATGTTTCATAAGCAAACTCTTGAAGACATCGCCTAGCATGAAAAACTACTTCAGTTCTATTGGAGTCAGGTATTAATTTACCAGGACCAGTGTAAGATATTATAAAGTTATTTATTACATCGTTAAGAGATATAAAAGCATTTGTTAAAGTTGTATTTGCCATGGTTTTATTTTTGAGAGTCAGCGTTTATTTGTTGTTCTTTTTGAGAACCCAAAGACAGAGCTAATTGATCCTTACTCATTACACCCGCGTATCCTAGTATCTTGTCAATAAGCAGAGGTTGGTCTGATTCATGCAATTCAAAGTCTGTAGAATCTAAAGAGTTATATATATAGTTTCCAAGTTCTGGATCTATAGTAAATCCCCATTTAACATCTTCAGGGAAGCTTAAATAGTTTAATTGTATCGTTCCGTCTAGGTTTGAAGGGTATACTTTAATAATTTTATTCTCATAAGTATATACAGGATAGAATGCAGTTGGCTTTGTTAATGGGGATTCATTAACCGTGTACACGTCTTGCTGCTGTATTCTTTGCATTTCCCTACCTGGAATATTTTCTGTATATATAACAGACCCAAGCTCTTGAACAGCAGATGATGGAGTTATTTCTTGCGCTACTATTGTTAAACTTTCACTTCTTTTGAATAAAGATATTTTTTCATCTAACAAAGCCATTCTATCAGCATAAGCTAACGAAGTCTGAGGCATTCTCAGCAGCTGATTTAACTCATCAAAATAAGATGTAAAAACTTCCTGTTGAGCCTGCGTAGCAACCCTCCCAAATTCTGTCGGCGTTAAGACACCTCTTTTTTCTTGTTCCAGAATAACTAGGACAGTTTTATACACTTTGTTTATATCTATAGACATTTTTTATTATTTTTAAGTTATAATATAAGGCCCGAGTGCACGAGCCTTAAATTATTATTACATACTATTCTAACTTTTTCTCTATAGATCGAAAAATTTCTACACCTTCGTCGGTTTTGAAAAATGCCGCCATAGCAGAATAAGGGTTTTCATCAAAAGGAACTGTCATAAGTTTTCTATCATTAGATCCCCAATTGAAGGTTCTTTGATCTTGAGATAACTTAATTATTCCCAATTCACTAGCTCTAATTGCTACATTTCTAAGCTGAACGTTTTCGTCGTTTGCTAATTCCATAAATAATCTTGGATTTCTTTTAGCAAAAACTAGTACGTCACGCCTTAATTCTTTAGAAGACATATTGTTTACTTGAGAACCTATTTCTACTCGCATAATTGCTTCTGCTTGATCAATGTCTATTTCCCTAGCTGCAATTAACGCATCAATCTGTAAATCTAATACATCTAGCTCATCTTCGGCTTCTTGTATTTGATCAAATTCAGAGAAAATGCTTTTTCGCATAGGGTGATACAATGATAGTAGTTTTTGCATCGCTTGCTTCTCTTTAGGCACAAATAAAGTACCATCCGAAAATGTGATGTGTGTTAATGTTGCTTCACCTTTCTGCTCGTCTCTAAAAGGAGAAGATTGGTTTGTTGCATATCTTAATTCTCTTTGTTCAACCTTAATAGGATCAAACCATAAAAGAGGATATCTTTGAGTATGCTTTGAAGGAATTGTATAAGTTAAAGGTTGTCTATTACTATTTAAAAAATATGTTCTGTCTTTAATTTCCCACGTTGGTTGTGTGAGTTCTTTTTTTACCGGTGCAGATTTTACAGCGGTTTCTACTTTTATTTCTTGAGGCGCTACCTCAACTTTTTTAGCTTGTGCTTTTGTAGCCATAATATAATATAATATAAATGTTAATAAGAGTAATAATTACCCCCGTCAGTTCAACGAGGGTAAGAATTACAGATTGTCTATACTACCGGAGAAGAAGTAAATAACACGAAGTTATTTGCAGCTTGCACACATAAACATCTTTCAGAAAGGAAGTGTACTTCCATTGCATCAAGATCAGATGTAGCAGCTCCCCCAACAGATCCAGTTATCCAAGACTTCATTCGTCTGTCATCAGCCTGTGAAGCTCTATAACGTACGTGTAAGAATGGACGACGGATGTTAGTTCCTAAGATTTGATCGTAAACCGTAGATGTTCCAGCAGGAACAAGGATTCCATCAATATCACTAGTACCTCCACGAGTAGAAGCATCGTTTAAGTATTTCCAGTCAGTTTTGTAGAAGTCATAAGAACCTCTTCTGAATCCAGAAAAACCTAAATTTAATGCCATCTCTTCAGAGTTTTCAAATAACCCATAAGCAGTACCACCAGCAGATCCAGCAGATACGTTAGCTAACATGTTATCGAAAGCAAGAGAAGTAGCTCTGTTTAAGAAAAGCATGTTCTCTTCAATAGCTCCTTGAGTATCTAACTGAGCAAGAATTGTGTCAAATTCAGCAATACCTTCACCTGCGCCTGTTCCGCCAAATGTAGCATTAGTATATACGTTACCTCTTTCTTGAATAGCAGCGAATAAACCTTCAGTACCTTTTGCGTTGATTGTTGCACTAAATCCAGGCACTGCAGCTTGGTTAGTAGCAAAACCTCCAGCAGCAGCAGCAAGTTCACCTTCAACTACAGACATTTCTAAGTAATCTTCAAAACGTAAGCGAGTTTCGCCTTCAGCTTTTAAGTACCATAAATATCCAGAAGTTCCAGCTTCAGTTGCAACCTCAACCCATCCAATCTGAGCAGTGTCAGAACCAGAGATAGAATATTTATCTTTGATGATAATTGGTGAATTGCTAAATTGCGTAAAAGATGGAGTGATGTTTGCTGTAGATCCTGTTGTACCTTTAGCAAATTCAGATCCGTAAACAAATACCTTAAGTCCAGTTGCAGCTAAGCCAGAAAGGTCAGCAGCTTGGTAAGGATATACAACAGCAGTTGTATTAGTTACAGATGCAACAATTACTTTTTCACTAGCAGGCTTTGAAGGATCAGTAATAACCAAAGTCATGTTTGGTACAATTACGTGTCCAGCTGGTAATGTAAGAGTAGCTACTTGATCAGAAGCTACTGCTTCATAAGCAACGTGTAATCTGTTTTGCTCAGACCAAATTACTTGATCAGATTGCAATGGCATTTCAGCTCCTACCATACGTAAGAACCCAGAAATAGTTCTGTTACCATAACGCTCTACTTCAGCCTCATAAATCTCAGGCAAGTATTGTTGAGCGAAGTCATTAGCAGGAGTGTCACCTGCAAAGTTTAAATAGTTGGTGCTAAGAGCTTGCTGCTTCTGTGAAGGAAGCAATGAAGCTGGATAAGCGCCACCGTTTTCGAAATTTCCCATAATAAAATGTTTTTAATGTTTATTTTTTTCTAATTTTTAATCTTGAAGAATCAACACCATTAATTGCTTTTACAGAAAACCCATTCACAAATACACTGTCGGGCGCTGACTGACGCACATCTCCGGAAACATTATTAGATTTCGCTGTTATGTTACGTACTGCGTCTGCTTTACCTTGTTCGTAAAAGTGTTGAGCAATTGTATCTGCATTTCTGGCAGCAAATATAGCTTTATGGTATTGAGACTGATTTTTAACATTTCCATCGCTATCTAGAAACTTTCCGATAACTTGTGTTAAATCATTCTGTTGATCCATTACAGTGCTTGAATCTTTTACTCCATACCTAAACTTCTTTTCTCCTACGTTGAAATCAAAACCTTTGAATTCATTTGTAAAATAAGAATTAGTATCTTGTAAAAACTTATCCCGCACTTGCACATTTGCTTGTTGCTCTTCGTTGTACCTATTGAAAAAGTCCGTAGCTTTTTGTTGGTCTTGGGTTACGCCGGGCCTCAACTTGATTTCGTCGTAATATTTACCCTTTAAACCTTCCAAATAATCCTTGGCTTTTGCAATCTCTTCTTTATACGCAATTTTCTTTTTACGTATATCCCTTTCCTCGTCTAACTCTTCATCATATGAAAAGTCTTCTAAGATAAGGCTAATATCTTCACCTTCTAAATAAGGTTTTGTTTTAGCGTAATACTCGCGTAGTAACGCACTATTGTCTATTGTAGAGTAATCCGCACTTAAGCGAACGTAGTCTTGAAGCGTTCCCCCTGTTTCATTCATAAAGTTTACAACTTTTTCAATGTTTTCAGGTAATCTAACCCCAGTACTCTCTTGTTTAGCTATAGCTTCTTGAACATCTTCTTTTAAATCTTCCGCTTGTTCTTGAACCTCTTCGTTACTTATTTCTTGAAGTACTCCTTCAGTATCTTCTGTAACTTGTGGTTCTTTACCATCTTCTGCAATTTCACTAGATGTATTGATGTCTAACTCAGTGACTTGTTCATCACTTTTGTCTTCATCAATTACTACTTTAGTAACGTCTTCTACTGGAGCGTCCAAATTAACTTTAGTAACTTCATCGTTATTTGAAAACTTTCTTGGTGTTTTGGATTTAATTTTAAAATCCCCTTCTTGTTTTACTTCTGACATAATATAATATAATTAAATAATTAAAAAATTTACTTTACTTAGGGTCAAATTGTTCTAAACCAAACCCTCCTAATACATCCATACCTGAGGACTCAAAGTTTTTTGGTGGTGAATTGTTTTGTCTTTGATTAATCAACTCACTTTGTTGCGAAGCTACCAACTTTGCTCTACCGTCTTTACGATCTTCTTTATTATTTTCTTTACCTGTTTGAGCCTGAGCGTTCACTTGAGCTAACTGCATGTTGTAATCAAATTCTGTACCCATCAACTGTTTTTTAATATCAGCCTCTTGTTGCAGTTTTTGAATACCAAATTGCATTTTAGCTTGCTCTAACTGTATTTTTTGTTCTGTTATAACTTGTTGCTTCTGAGTTTCAACCATCGCTGTTTGTTCCGCTAATTGAGCATTAGCTTGAGCTTGAGCTTGCATGTTAGCTTGTTTAGCTTCTTGATCTCTTTGAGCTTTTTTACGCTGTTTAACTTTTAATAGTTCGTTAGCTGTTTTAATATTAGCTACATTCCTAATGTCAATAGCATCTTCTAAAGCTATTAACCCAGAACCTAGTGCAGTCTGAATGTTATTTTCCAGCATAGCTCTTTCTTCTTCGTCCGGCATTAACTCTAAGAAAATACCAAAATCGTGTAGTTGCAAACTAGCTAGTTCTTCTAAAGTTCCTACGTTGTAATTGCTTACAGATTTTTTGAGAGCTTCTGCTGTTAGCGGATAAGCTAATGCAT